AGGGCCTCGGCCTGATCTGACGCATGGAAGACAACCCAGTGGTCGTACCATGCGAGTGCGGCGGCATCCAGATCAGCAAGCTGGGTTGCAAGCATCTCGTCCGAACTGGGCACATAAAACTCTTCGCCCTCCCACTCATAGGTTCCCGCCGCTACTCCGAATGAATTGAGACTCATCAGTTTCACGATCTTTTCTTTGAAGGAATCGAACTTCGCCTGGATCTGTTCCAGGTTCGGTTCTGTGATCGCCATTGCCGTAAGCCGCACCAGTTTCTTTCCTCTCAGCTTCTCTGCCATGTTACTCTCCTTCTCTTGGGTTTTTGTAGACGTGTTCATCGGTCACTAGTCCCAGGCAGAGCCCTTGCAAGGGCCTCGCATTGGGGGCAGACGGCATCGTCCCCTACCCGCCCACGTCCAAGGTGTCTCCAGTCGCATTTAGGGCAGGTGAAGCAGACTAGGCCCTTCTCTTGGGTGTAGATAATCTCGCACTCTAGTTTGTTGACATACGCCAGGAGTTCTCTGTACTGGACCGCGGGTTTGAAGAGCTGGACGATGCGCTCCAACGCCACACTGAGTTTGTTGTTTTCCCTTGCCTTAACTTTGGCAAGCTCGGCCTCGGCCTTCTCTGCTCGTTCTTTTAGGGCGAGGTAGGAACCGCCCTGTGGTCTGTCGTCACTCATACTCTCCTCCCTGCCCACCGCCCAGGGCATCGTTTACAATGTCGGCCACATATGCGGTACAGGTGTAGTGACGCTGTATCTCCTCCAACGCCTCCCGCAGCCGTACTATTTCGTCTAAGAAGGAAGAAGCCCATCCGTAGAACTTCGTTGAGTCGGCGGCTTCGGCCTTCGCCTCGGCAAGCTCGGCCTCGGCCTTCTTCTTCTCTTTGTAAAGGTGTCTACAATTTTCACAGGTCAGGTTCATGCTCACCTCCTCTCTCTCCTCGTTTTTGGGTTGTAGCACCTGATCTGCTCCGTCTCCTTGTGATACCCGAACCAGTCCCCGTCCTTGCATAAGTGTAGTTGGTCGTAGTGCAGGGTCAGGTCGGAGTCGATGTCCAGGGACTCCGTGTCCCGCTCCCGTTCCGGTGACCATGCGAAGTAAGCCATCAGCAGCATGATCGACCACAGCCCCAGAATAAAGGTACGGGTAGTGGCGGTCGCGGTTCTTTCACTCATGCTCTCCTCCCTCAATAGTAACTCTTGGTGGCTGCGTTCTCCTCGGTGGTCCATGGACAGAGAAACCATACGGTGCCGACCTTGCGAGGCAGGTTGGGGCATCGGGCTTTTATGTGAGGCCAAGACCAATCGAACCACATTGTATTTTCCCACTCGCACCAATCCTGCCTCGCGGCGATTGTTTTGTGGTACACCCCTCGGGCGGCATGGTTGAGTTCATGCATAAAGTACTTCGCAAAATACGGGGAGTGGAAGCCGTAGGTCGAAAGGAAGATGTGGCCTCCCTTTGCCAACCCACCCAGGCCGATGCCTCTGGCGTCCTCTACCCCAAGGTGCGCTTGGTACACCTCGTCCCACCGGCACGCCTCCCCGTGGGTCAGCTCCAGGCAGGGGATGTCCTCATGGAGATCCCGGACCAGCCAGATGGAGTCCACCTCGTCCAGTATGTCCTGCCCATACCGATGCTCGTAGGAGGCCAGGACGGCCTCCAGGATGCACCCCTCGACCTGGGAGGCCTCGGTGTACAGGTCCACGCCCATTACCTCTGTAATGGGGTCATACGGCCTCATGATGGTGTCACCGCATCCCACCAGGAGGTATGCCACCATCGCCCAGAACAGGACCGAAGCCGCGAGAAGGGTCAGCCTCCCCGATGCCATTTTCAGACCGGCCCACCTTTTTTCGGGGACTCTTGTTTCGTCCATTGTGAGCGTCCCTCCCTCTCTGTTCTCCCAGTTCGGCCGATCGCCGGTTCCAGGATTTCCCTGCCATCTCTACCCCCACCCGGTTCGGCCCCAGGGCGCCGCACTTCAGGCACCCCATATAGAACCGATTCGCCACGCAGTACATCTTCAGCTGCTTGAACCCACAGAATGGGCACTCCTTGTACACCATGATTGCACCTCCCTTGCCCTGGTCACCGCGCCAGGGCTCGCGAAGAAGGGTTCAATCCCAGGACGGGCAACCGTCACGCAGCTTGCATCCCTGCCCTTCGTGCTTGCCGGTAGAGTTGCAGTAATGTTCGCTCATCATGTCCCCACCAGCGTCCTCGCACGGAACCATGGTTTCCGGCTGGGCGGTGGGAGTCTGGCCCGTAAGGGCGGCCACGGCCTTCGCGAGGGGGCGTCTGAATACCGACTTTGACTTGGCCTCCAGGGCCTTCAGTACGTCCTCCGGGAAGTGGACGAAACGAGTGTGGTTGGAAATGATGTACTGCTTAAACCCGCTGGACTTCTTGTCCTTGAACTTGGCGAGCTCTACGCCCACTTCATACTTGTCCCAGGGCGATTTGTCTGGCTCCTCCTCGCTGGGCTGATCAGTTGCAGCCTCTGTGGGGGGCGGCTCTTCCTCGCCCTGAAACTCTCCTGTCTGCTTCGCATACCACTCCTCATACTTGCCCATGAAACCCTTCATTGCAGCTGGTGCCTCGAGGGTCTGTCGGAGGGCGTCGATCTCGATCTGATTTCTCTTGCAGACCAGGTCGGAGAACTCGGAGAAGAGCGGCGCCTCCAGGACATCCATCGCCTTCATGACCTTGTCGTAGACATACTCCCGGCTGGCTTCTGGGGGGTCCCCAACCTCATCCATGGAGAGGTCGAGGTCGGTGGTGGGGGTAGGAGGTGACGCTGGTGCAGCTGCAGGTTTTGCCGCTGGTGGGGGGGCCTTCGTACCAGCGGGATCCGCGGCGGCACCCGCGCCACCATTTTTCGCTTTGAGCTTGTCCTTGAGAGACTTCGCGGTGGGTGGAACGTCTACCGGAGAGAACCCACCGTCAGGGGTTGCCTCCATCACGACGATGTCTCCGGCCTCCTCTCGCGTCTGGAGTCCCTTGAGCACATCCGTGAAGTTATCCCTCAGAGCCCAACTCCGTGCACGCATCTTGAGCATCCTCTGTGGATACTTCGCCCAGGGGGTGGCGGGGTCAGCCGGAACGAGCTTGGCCCTCTTCGCGTCTCCCAGGGAGAACGTCTCGGTGATCCCTTCCTTATCACCCCTTCGATGTGCGAGGCAATGGGCGGTCCAGTTGTCGGCGCCCTCGGTGCCCGTGAACCACTCCCTGAAATCCTCGAGCAACCCGGACCCCCTGACCAGAGCCAGGGCGGCATCTCCCCAGATGGAGGGACGGCCGTTAATGACCGCTATGTTCTGCACCGCTTGCATGGGCATCATGCCCACCTCGAGGCCCATCTGGATGGCCACGGCCAGAGCCTCCGGGGACTGCATCCCCTTCGGCGCCATGCCGCTGGTCGCAATCATGGAGGCCATCCTCCAGAGTTGGTCGAGGTCTTGCGGGATGAGAGCTCCCGCGGTTCGGTTGGAGGTTGTGATAGATGGCTTGGGCGCCCCTACCTGAATCGTCTGTAGGCCTTGTTCCTCCGTTGTCATGGTGATTCCTTTCTGGCTCCTACTTTGTGAGGAACCTGCGTTGGGTCTTCTTGTCCACGCAGCATTCTGCGTAGATCTCCGGATGCTTCTTTTTCAATTCATCAACAATGAACTGCTTGCCAGGCTTGGCCGTCTTCCAGGTGGCGAGCACCTGTTCGCCGTTCCCGGCCAGGGCCTCGTGCTCGCCCATGAACTCCTGTATCTCCATCTTGAGCCGGTTCTCCCTGCTCTCCAGATCCTTCTTCTCCTTCTTCACCAGCAGCAGGTCTGCCACGGCCTCCATCACCTCGATCGATGCGTCAATGGTTCCCTTTGCGTGCACGCCGCCGAACCGGAGCGCGATGTCGCGTGCGGTGGTGAAGGGTGGGGGTTTGCGGTTGGTGACCCGCGCCCAGAACAGACGCTCCTGCTCGATCAGCAACTCCGCGAGCTCGGGGTCACTCTCGATCGTGTAGATCCTGAAGTCGGACCCACCGATGAGCGCGGCCACGTCTGCGATCTGGTAGCCGACCACGGTCATGTAGTGTTGGACCTGGGCCAGGTAGTGCTCCGGGATCTCGTCTGAGCCGTCAGGGCCCCAGCCCATGTCATACCGGGCGGTCTTGATCTCGAGGATCCGGTCATCGCAGAGCCCGTCTAAATTTGCGCGCATGAAGGTGTGGGTGGGGTGTACGATCGCGCCGTCCGGGACGGTGACCTGGCACCCGGTGTCCTCCTGGTACCGCTCGCGGATCACCGGCTCCATGATGCGTCCCCACATCATGCTTGGGTTGTCCTCTACCTCTTCGCCTTCTCCGATCTTGTCCAGGTAGAGTTCGAAGGGGCTCATCCATGGGTTCACCCCACAGATCACGGAGGCGTCACTCCCTCCGATCCCCAGCCTTCTCTGCTCGAGCCATGCGGCCCTGTGTTCTGGTGTCATTGTCATTTGTCACCTCCATCTCGTTTACGTTTCGCCTGGGACGGCCCCAGGCACTTGACCATGCACTTGCCACACTTCAGGCCAGGATCTTCATCCGTGAAGAATGAAGATATGCGGGGGATCTCCTTACCGCATCTGGTGCACCGGATCTTTTGGTGAGCTTCCGGCCGTACATGGACGTCGCTCATTCGGGGGGGTCCTCCTTTCCTGTCTTGGTCATGTACTCCACGACCGCGTCCAGGTCGAACCGGAGCGCCATGGTGGGCGCCAACTGCAGCCGGGGAAAATCGGGATCGGCCAGATACTTGAGCAGCGTCTTGCTGCCCAGCTTCAGCCGTACCGCCAGTTCCTCGTGGGTGAGGATTTCTCGTGCCATCTCCTTTCTCCTTTATAGTGGTTTTTGGGGTACTTTTACTCCCAACCTACCCCACCCACGGGAAAGCTGTCAAGAGAAAAGAAAAAGGGGGCAGGGTGGCCTAAGCCCTGCCCCCCAGATGGAGGAACCTGGCAGATATAAGCCCCTGCCAGGACGGGCTTTTTACTTCCGCCACCCGATCGGCCTCTTGGTGAGCTTCTCTTTTCCGATGGCCTCCCTGGCCAGGTCGATGATCGCCCACCAGCAAGCGTCCAGGGCCTTCTTCTTCTCCTCCGGGGTAGCCGTCTTGTTCGCGAAGATCTCTCGGGCCGTGTTCCGCTGGATGTCTATGAGGTCCTTGTATTTCTCGAGCTCCCGGAGGCGGCCACTCTTGGCCATACCGGAGATCTCGTTCACCAAGCCTCCAGCCCCGGCCACCCTGGCAAGGGGTGCCACATCCGCGATCCCCTCCGTGATCTTGGTGGATTTGTGCTTCTGCATCTCCGCGGAGAGCTCGTCGTAGAACCTGCCCACGCTCCGGGAGCTCGCGGAGGGGAACCGGGTATGGAAACCCTTCCAACCGGGGATCACGTCATGGATGTCCTGGGCCGGCATATCCGGGATGTCTCCCACGTTGAACTTCTCCAGGGCCCTGTCCAGGGAGGCCACCACCAGGCGGCCAGCGCCAGCGAAGGTTGTGTACAGCAGGTTCTCGAGCTTTCCAGGGCTCGCAAGGTGCTTCAGGCCCGGTACCTTGTTCATCGCCTCGGCCAGGAGTCGGATAGACCTGGACGTGTACGGCCCGTACTGCAGGTACGGATCCGCTCCCAGTTTATCCCTGGGCACGGTCGGCCGATCAAAGAACAGGCTTTGTTCCGTCTTCCATTCGATCGGTGCGATCGCTACGTTGGGCAGTTGGAAGGGGGACGCCCCTTCCCAGAGTGCCTTTCCAAGCTCCTTGACCGTGGCCTTGTCGTGCTCCACGATCCAGTCCCCGATGATCTCCGGGATGGATCCGAAGATGAGGCCCATCTCGAAGGGCTTGGGTATCGACCAGATATTCTTCAGCGAGCCGTCATCGTTGTGGGTTACAAAATTCCAGAACAGGATTCGTCTCCAGGGCGCGATTTCCTGGTAGAACTCATCGTCCTTTTGCGCGTACCAGATAAGAAGGCTGGGTAGCGTAATGCCGAAGAATCCAAGAGCCGTGGTACGGGCGGGGTGGTCCCGGAACTGCCGCCGCATTTTCTCCAGCCCCTGGATCTTCGGGTTCCAAAACGCGGAGATCATTGCGTAGCCCTTGGTCAGCTGCCCGAACTGCTTGAAGTCGAGCGTCATGTCCCTGGCCTCGATACCCGCGTCCATGAGGGCACCCCTGTCTGGCGTACCCTCCTTCTTGCCCCAGAGCACGCCTCCGTGGGCGGCCCTGGCCATGGCACCCACACGGGTGCCCTCCTCCAGGATCTCGGAGAGCATCTGGACACTCTCGAGCGGGTGCACCACGCGGTGCTTGATGCGCTTCACCCGGTTGGCCAGGATCTTGGACAGGTCGGTCTGGATGTAGTTCCGGTCCATCGATACCAGGGCGCTCGTACCGGCGCCACTTGCGTTGAACTGCTGGTAGAGTTCGGTCTTGCCCAGGATGTGGAAGATGCCTCGGCCCAGATCCCAGAAAGGCTTGTACCCGTAGTTGGTAAACAGGAACGCAGTGATCTGATCGCGTACCGGGTTACGGAGTGCAAACTCCGGGGAGTAGATCGTAGCTCCTGCGCGTAGCCACTTGGCCGGGTGCGCGAAGAGCCTCCACGCAGCGTTCACGCTCTCCGCGTCCAGGCCCATGATGGCGCCGTGTACCTCCGGAGCCATCCAGTAGATCGTGGGTTCTCCATTCTCGTAAAAAATCGCCTCATTTTCCCTGGTGGCGTAGTTCGGCCGGAACGCGGTCAGGACCTCCTGGATGAGGAACACATCTTCCGGGGCCAGGCCGGCCTCCTCCACCATGTTCTCCCACTCCACGAGGCCACCCTCACCGGCCTCCATCTCCTTGAAGATCTTGTTCACCACCTTGTTGTGCTCGGTCATCATGTCCAGGACCTCGAGGATCCTCGCGGCCACATCGCTGGGGGAGTCCTTCAGCTGCTTCTGTATGCTCTTCAGGGCCTCCTCGAGCTTCATGGACTGGGGTTTCATCGGGGTGTCCACCTTATGGATGAGGTCCCCCATGTTTGGCAATTCCGCGATCTTGGCCATCGCCTTGCCGACCTCGTTACGACTGGCCAGGTTGATGATCGTGAACGTGTTTGCTACCATCGTCTCGGTAGGGGAATACACCTCTCTGGCCTCGCCGCCGACCTTTTTGAGAGGGCTGAAAATATCCCCGAATTTCCTATTGCTCAGGCCGCCTTGGTGGGCGCCGGAGTCCATGACTCTATACAACGGTACATAGAACAGATTCTTTTCCTGTATCTTCTCTGCGAGCTCCTGGGATATGCGGCCACTGTCTACCAGAAACTGCAGAAGATCTGCGTTGTACTTGTGCAGCTGTCCCGCCACCTGTTCAAGCTCGGGCTCCAGTTGGTCTACAACCTGCTGGAACTCCTCCCGTGACATGATATTTTCGTAACTCTCGAGCAATCGATCGTCGTTTACAACCCGCTTCGCGACCAGGTACTGGTCGAGCTCCTGCCGGCGGCCCTCGGCCTCGATGCCCTTTAAGATCGGGAACAGGCCCGGCCCTTGGGCCTCGAATCCCTCGTCTGTCATGCGGTAGGTGCCCCAGCGCAAGAACTGGATTGCTCGCTTCGGCCAGCCCCTGGTCAGCCACGCTACCTTGTGGGGGTTGTCTGCCGTCTCGAGTTTGTCCCCCATGCGCTTCTCGACTTCCTTGGAAAACACATCGAGGAACTCGATGTCGTTAATGAACTTGGCCCAGAACTCATTCATACTCATCCGCGGCTTCTTGCGATCGCCCGATACGATCATAGTCTCGAGCTTCTTCTGCGGAGGCAGCAGCTGATGGTCTACCCACATCTGCCGGATCCGGACCATGGCCTCCTGGAGCTCCGGGTGATTGAATAGCGCCCCTTCGAACGCCTCGTGGAACTGAGGGGCGTCCTTCACGAGCTCGCTCTGCACGCCGGTCACATACCTCTGGAAAAACTGGGCCGCGCCCTCCATGGTGGGGTTCTTGACCCCCTCCGGATCCGCGAGCAGCCCCTGGAGTTCCTTGGCGTACCCTTCCGGGTTGATGTCCAGCAGTTTGTAGGCACGAGGCGCCACCGTGAGCAGGGTGCCCTCGATGTCCAGAGGTCGCTTCACTCGAGCGAACCCGCTGCGCTCCCACATCTTGCCGGCCACACCGCCAGATACCCGGCCGAAGAGGATCGGGATCCCAAACGCCTCCATGATCTCGTTGGTGATCTCCTTCCGGGTGGCTCGCGACTCCTTGCCCTCTTCCGGGAGCATCTCGCTGGGGAGACTTCTCTTGATGGAGCCCCGCCGTGGTGCGAACACGATCTCCTTCTTGCCCTTGATCACGGGCTGTGCCGGCTGGGCCTTCAACCCCGCGGTGGGCTCGTCCACCAGCTGGTAGTTAACGGTGGCGCCCTTGCTGGCATCGACGTTGGCCATACACTTCGGGCCGCACGCCCTGCAAACACCACCCTCGCCAGGTACGAGTTCTCCCTCACAGCAGATGTTTTCAAACTTGCCGCTCGGCTCGCTCCGGTCCTGCACGTCCTTCTTGTTCTTCCATACGTCCTCATGGAACGGAGTCTCCAGGATCTGCCCCTGCGTGACGCCGGCCTTCTTCATCTCTGAGATCAGGAACTGCTCGTTGATCATCTTCACGTCAGCGATGTTGTCGGCGTTGGTGATGATTCGTATAGAGGTGTTGAGTCCCGCGGATCGTGCCGCGTCGAACTCAGCCAACCGGATCATCACCTCGTTCTTGTGAAACCACCCGGAGTTGGAGATGTGGAGTTCAAACTGATCCGCGTATGGGGCCAGAGCCTTGTACTGGGCGTCCGTTATTGGAGCATACGCCCCAGAGATAAGGATTGTCTTCGGCTTGACCTTGAGGTCCTTGGCCAGCTTGAGCCACTCGAGAACGGTACCGTTGGCTATGGCGTGCGAGTCGCACCCCTTCTGCCCACACCGGATAATCATGCTCTCGTTGAACCGCTTTAGGTTTGCACTGTTCTTCGCGGTCAGCCACTTGTGCAGTCTCTCCACGTTGATGAACTCGAGGTCCCGGAGTTCCATGGCGAGATGGTTTCCAAAGAGGTGATTGAACTGCCGGTTCACCCAGCAGATCCCGCCGTAACAAGCCTCGATGCGAGTCTCCATCGGCAATACCCCAGTGGCCACCCGCTCCACGGAGGTGTGGGCTCTCTGGCACCCCCTGGTCAGGTGCAGGACCCAGAGGTCTTTCAGTTTCCCGTCAGTATGGAGCTCAAACATATTGCTGGAGGTCTTTATCTCCGGAGCTCTTTCGTAGAGCACGCCGTAGTCTTCCACCCGCTCCTTGCCGGTCTGCTCCTTCCTGGCCTGAGAGAGGGTCTTTATGATCCGCTTGACTGGGTTGTCTACCCTGGCCAACCTGCCCACCGGCACCGACACCTCGTAGATTCTTGTCTCCTCGTCCGTGTTCACCCGCTTGCGTACCGTAGCCTCCCTCTTGACCAGCTGCAAATTTTTTCCTTGACTCCAGGGACCGTTCTCCCTTAGTCTTGACTTGAACGCGGCAAAACGAGAGGAATCCCTCGAACCGCGATCACGGCCCTTGGGTGGGATACTCGCCCTCGGGCCTTCGCTTTTGTCCTGCCACACATCCCCCCGCTCGATCGCCTGGAATATCTCCTTCGCATTCGCGGGGAACAGGTTCGGCGCGGCCTTCCGGACGAACTGCCGGAAGAAGTTGTAGATCTTCCGGAAGAGCGAGTTCGCCTCTCCCCTGGGATTCCAGTTGGCGTAGGCGTCTGCAGCCATCTCCTCGTTGCCGTACTTCTTCAGGATGGTGCGTATCTCAGCCGGCGTGAGTACCATACGCATGGCGGCATGGAATATCTCGTGGTCCAGGGTATCGTCCCGCTCGTACTTGGACAGCTCTATCATCCCCTCGCCGGCAGAGAGCCGTTGGAAGGCCCCGGCAATCCTCATCGCTCCGGCCCGTACCTGGTCGGCATTCTTTGCGCCCCGTTCCCTGGCGATCGACTCGAGCACCTCCTCGTCAGGCACGATCTCCAGCTGCTTCGATACGGTGAGCTTCATGCCGTTGGGCATGGTGACCCGGAACTTGCCAGCGCCGGTCTGCTCTACCGTGCCCCAGGGCATGATCCGCTTCAGGTCCTCCAGGAGAACGTCAGGGCGATCCGATATGCTGATCCACTTGGTAGGCTGGAACATGGGCTGGCCCTTGCCCAGGACGGCGGCCTTCATGTCGGGCGTGATGTCCAGGGAGTGGGTGGTAAACCTTTCTCCAAACTCACCCTTCCCAACCTTCGCGCCCCACTTCTTAACGTACTTGTTCACGGAGCGTACAAGCTGGTCGTCGTAGAACCGCTTCATGCCCTCGCCGCCGACTTTGAGGTCGAGGCCCTCAAGAGTACCGTACTCTCCCGGTGCCGCCATCAATTTATCAGCTATTTCTTTTCCAACAACCTCATCCAGCATTTTACCGTTGAGGGTTTTTTCCGAAGCATCCACCACCTTGCCTTCTTTATCTACAAACATGCTGGTTGTGTTTCTTGGACCACCAAGTTGTCCAGAATCCCTGAGCATTATGGTGATGCCCCGGTCGGCCTGGTCTTTACGTTGCCCCCAAACAATTTTTTCCACCTGCTTACTCAAATCATACCGTTCTGCTTGCTGCGCCCCGGTGGTCCACGCGATACGGTCGTACCCGTTCTCGGCTGCCTCCCTGATCATGCGCTTCATGGCGAGCATCGGCCACGTCTTCTTGAAGGGGGCGTCGGGGACGGTGCCGTGCTTACCTTCGGCAGCATCTATTATTTTCTCGTATGCCTCTCTCACCTCGGAAGGGAACGGTTCTTTTTTGTATCGATAATAATGGTCCCCAATTACATTCATAACCCGAGAATCAGTAGCCTGTTCCCACTCGATTGCAGACAAGCCCAGCTTGTCCCATACGGGACGGGCGACAGTCTCAAAGTTGTCCTTGGCGGCATCCAGCAGCTTTTTGCTGGTTTCCTCGTCTGGCTTATACCCCCCCCTCTTCCCGGCCTGATGCCAGTCGCTTTGTATCTCCTCGAGGAAGAGAACCTTCTTGCCGTCTGCGTCGGTTCGGTCGTTGGCTCGGATGTGGGCCAGGACGTTCGGCTCGTCCCAGTGACCGCCCGTGAAGGTGCCCTCTGTTGGAGGGGCAGGATATTTCAACCCTAGCTCAAGCCAAGCCTCTTGGGCCGCCTGCTGCTTGTCCATTGAGTCTGTGAGAACACCACCCTCTCCCTCCTTGACCACCCCCCATGCTCCGTCGTCAAGCCGCGTAAACATGTACCCAGGCGGCAACTCTGTCTGTAGCGGTTGATGCGGCATCCTCAAGAGTATCTCCCGGTAGTTCTCGCCGCCGGGGAGGTTGAGGTCGCTGCGGTTGAACTTGGTGGCAATGTCCTCGTCGGTAAGGATTTCCCCCAAAAAGAGAACCCTGGCCCCCTCCCTCTCGAGTTCTAGGCCCTCGTCTGAGTCATAAATCCATCGAGGGGGCTCGGTGGGGTCGCCAAACTTATAACCCACCGCACCATTGGGTATTTCTGTCTCAGGTATTCCATGCCGCTCCAGTTGCTCCTCATCGGAGGGAACCTTGCCGGGGTCATGGCCTCTTGTAGTCTCCTCGAGCTCCAGCTGGTTCCCCCGGACGTACTCCATCACCTCCTGCTTGCTTACCTTCCGGTCGCCCTGCTCCGCGAGCCATTCCTTGATGCCCAGGCTCTCAACCTCCTCGGCTTTGACCTCACCCTTCTTCACCATCGAGTCGATCTGCTGGGAGGCTTGCTTTGCAAACATCTTGCCGGGGAGTTTCTTCTCGGCTACTTCCGAAAACTGGGAGTACATACCCGGTACGGGCTGGGCCATCTTCTTGCCGGGCTTCTTCATTCCTGAAGAATCAAGATCCGGCTCTCTTCGCATAAAACCATCTTGCCACTCAAAGCCATGCCTTGAATACCATGCAACAATATCCATGGGAGCAGACTCTTCTCCTCCCCCCGGCTCTACTTCAACTGCCAACCCATGCTTATCCGCAATCTCCGTCAACCGCCGAAGAGCCCGTCCTCCAATGCCCTTTTCTCGCATCCCCGTTTCTACTGTAATTGTGTGTAATTCGAGAGCATCCTTGTCGGCGTTCATTCCAACATCGAGGGTGTCCATTCCTTCTGGCAAGCCCACCTCTTCGCTGAACTCTTCTGATGCAGCCTTCAGTCGCTCCTCTAACGGTACGGGCTGGGCCATCTTCTTGCCCTTCTCGGGTTCCCCCTTGGGGGTCGTTGTAGCCGGCGGCAGGGTCTTGTCCTTATCGCCCAGGTCGAGGGGCACGGTACCCGGCTCCGTAATACCAAGCTCCTGGCGTAGCTTCTCGTCCTTGTGGGCCACCTTCTTATCGTCCTTGGCCTTCTTCTCCTTCTCCAGGTCGAGCTGCTTCTTCACGGCCCGTTCCCGGTACGCCTGTACTCCGGAACCCATACCGCCCATGAGTGCGGCACCACCGGCGGCTACGGGCGCCACCTCGAGCGCGGCCTTCACCTTGCCCTGATGCGGCATACCTGCAGACTTGGCGGCCTCGTCCTGGGCGGCCGCGGTGGCCATCTCGGAGAGCGTCTCCACGGGGATGCTTTTGGCCATGTTCGCAAGGTGCTTCCTGAGGGGCGTCAGAGCCCCTTCCTTGAGAGGTTTGCTCAGTCCAAGGATCTTTCCAAGGGCCAAGTCGCTAACGGCCTCAAAACCACCTTCTGCGAGCCCTGAGAGGATTGCGGGGGTACGGGCCTTCTCCCTCGATATCCCCAGCTTCTCGGCCTCCTCCATGAAGGAGTCGTACTCGGCTATGCCAAACAGGAACCCGGCAGACCCGGCATACCCCATCACCGCGCCCAGGGCCGTACCGATTGGAGAGCCCAGCGAGCCCAACCCCGCGCCGACCGCGGCGCCCGGAAGACCACCAGCCACGGAGGCCGGTACCATACGGAAGGATCCGCGGAGAGTTTTGAAGGCCTCCTCGTTCTCGGGCCGGAGCCATTCCTCCACCGCCCCGGTCTTGCCCAGCCATTTGTCGGTATCGATCCCCAGCTTGTCGTTGATACCCATCACCCTGCCGGCACGCAGGAACATCTCGGGGGTATCCACGCCGGCGCCCAGGGCGGCACCCCTGGCAGCTTCCCTGCCGCCCCCGATGAAGTCAGAGACGGCGTCCTTGCCGATATCCAGCAAGGACCTGGCCGGCATCGGCTGGTCGAGGGTTGTGCCCTCCCCTGGCAGGGGGCCTTCCCAGGATCCGCTCGCAGGATCCTCCCAGGATCCGGACGCACCAGGACGGGAGGGGGTGGTGAGGAACTGCATTGTGGGGTCTGGGTCTTTAGGTTCCTCGGGCGCCTCCAGGAATCCCATCGTGGGGTCTGGGTTCTGGGGATCCGATGTCAGGAAGTCCATCGTGGGGTCAGACGCAGGAGTATCCTGGCCCATCAGGAACTCCATAGTAGGGTCTTTCACTTATTGAGGCCCTCCTCCTGCTGCTGCTGCAATCATTGCGTCGATCTCGGCCTTGCCTTCTTCTGGGGTCATCTCTCCTGCCTGGACCAGGTTCTTGATCGACTGAGCCCTCGGAGAGGCATAAACCTGGGCGGCTACGGGGTCTACCCCCGGCGGTGGAGCTCCCGCGGATCCCGCTGCTGCTCCCGTGTCCACCTCATCGCCCAACCCCGCCAATCGGCGCATCCGCTGGTAGGCGTCCCGCAAGGTTTGCTGGTCCTCTTTTGCCTGTTCGTAGTTCTTGTGGTCCGGGTTGTTTGCCTGGGCGTCGATAACGTCCAGGGCGTTCTTGCTCGAGGAGATCATCTTGATGAGATAATCGCCCAGGGATTCGGAGTCTCCCCTGGGAGGCATGGCCAGCTGGTACTTCTTGAGGATCATGGGAACGAGGGTTTTGAGCCGACCGAACTCTACCTTTCCGATTTCGCCCAAGCCCTCAATCTCCAGCTTCTCCTGGTCGTGCTTCCAGTCCCGGTACTTCTCCGGACCCATGGCCTCCCTGGCGTACCCGTCCAGCAGGTACATGACGTTTTGCTTGGCCTCCTCGGAGTCCGGGATATCGTCTGTCATGGTCTTAATGGCGTACATGAGCTTCTCTTCTTCCTGCTCTGTAAACGCATCGCTCGCCTTGATCTTGCTGGACAGTACGGTACCCCATTGCCGCATGGACGCCACCATGGATTCCGTGCTCGACAGGTCCAGCTTGTCCAGAAACTCCACCCCCAGCTTCCGGGCTTCTGTCTTCGCTTTTACACCGTACTCCTTGCCCAGCCGTGTCTCACGATCCGCTGCCGTCTTGGCCTGGGACTCAGACGCCGCGGCGGCCTTGCCGGAGATATCTTCTCGCGCCCTGTTGCTTCGCTCGGTTTCCGCTGATGTCGTATTGAACCGCTCGCCCACGGCCTTGTCGGAGGCCTCCTTGCGCTTGAGCTCGCCCTCCTGTATGGCGATGTTCGCCTTCCGGTCTTTACTCTTGTCTTTCAGGTCCCTGGACAATACCACGGTTTTGTACGCATCTAGGAAGTTCCCAGCCAGGTCAATCGATCCACCGAACTGATTGTATGTTGGCCACAGATTCCTGCCGCCGCCTACTCTTCCACCCATGACTGGCCTCCTTTAACTCAAGCATTTAAGTAGTCGAAATTTCTTGCCGGGACCTTGGCGATGTTCGCCGCGCCACCCTTATTCAGTAGAGCATTAATGCCCAGGGCGGCCGCGGTGCTCCCACCCTGGAGCCCCTGCATAAGTGCTTGCTGACCGCCCAGGATCCCGCCGGCCTCCGCGGCGCCTCCAGCCAGGATCGTGTTCGCCATGCCGCTGGCTGCGTTCGCGTTCGCGTTCGACATGGCCGGCACCACGTTCATTGCCGGGTTCGTTGCAGCCGCGTGCCCAGCCAGGGAGTTGATGTTCTGCTGCAAGGGATTCAAGCGCGTGTTGATCCACTCGTTTATGAAATTCCCCCTGCCCTGCCTGGTCAGTTCCGCGGCGGTGTCCATCGAGTAGTCTGTGAGCTTCCGGCCGTACATGGACCCCGTGCCCGTACTCTTAAGGTCCATCTCCTTCTGGGCCTTCTCGATGGCGTAGTCGATGGAGGCTTGGGTGTCCTTGTAGTAGTCGCTCTCCTCGTAAGAACCAGGACCCTCGCTCCACAGGTCCTGGAACGCGCTCTGAGCGTCCCGGTGACCAGAGCGCATTGCGTCTGCATGGGCGTTGGCACTCTCATCGAACTGGAGCATCGACTCCGCGTGCTCGAGGAACGGCATCATATCCTCACGGTTTTGATCGTACATATCCCGCTGCAGATCGGTGGCGTACTTGCTCGCAGCCGCCCCCGCATCCGCGGCATCGCTCGAGGCGTTAGAGCCCGTGATCGCACCGACAACGCCAGAAACTACGCTCATTGGAAGTCCTCCTCTGTTAACTGCTTGAATGCTACAGCCTCGAAGGGCATATATCCCATCCGCTCATACCACTCCATTAAACTCCTGCCAGCCTCCGTGGTGATGGCCAGGGCTACCTTCTTCATCCGGCAGCCGTTCTCATACGCCATCTTGGTCGTGGCCTTCAGCAGTGCCTTGCCGATACCCTGCCCTCTAAAACCAGGATGCACATACCAGCCTGACTCCACGCAGATCCGCTGCCCGTATGCGAGCATACTGGGCTCGTACCGGCAGGAGTAGAATCCCACGATCTTGCCGTAAACTTCCGCGACCAGGCAGGATCCGACCGTGCCCTGGTTCATTACCAGTCTTGCGAACCCGGCCTGTACGCTCAGGTGCGAGAAGTCCAGGCCCAGAACGAATGCGAGCTCCTCCTTGTACTCCAGGTACCCGATCTCCACGAGCACCGGCACGTCCTCCTGTGTTGCTGGTCGTACTGCCATCGGGATGTCCTTTGCTTCTGCTGTCTCTTTTACTTGGGCCATGATCTTCCTCCTTGTTATGGGGTTTCCCAGGTGGGGGCGGCGTTCCCATGGGCGGTTAAAACCTGTCCCTCTGAGCCCGGACTAAGCTCGGTCATATTGCCACTTCCGTTCGTGTAAAACAGCTTCCAGTTGTTTTCAGAAACGAAGTCCTCCATTTTAGGGAACTGGAAGGAGGGGGCGGCAGCGGTTCCATTGCCCTGAAGATATGTCCCTGAGGCTCCAACGGCACAGTAATTCAGTCCAGCTCCGACAGGGTTTTCCGAAAAGAACATGGACCAGGAGTGCTCGCCTACAATCTCCATTGTATTTACATCTGCAAAGGTTGGTTCGGCGGGGGCGGTAGGACACCTAAACACCTGTCCCGCCGAACCAAGGGCGAGCGTCTTTACATCCCCTGCAGCATCTACCCAGACAATGCTGGTCGCAGATTCTGTTTTAAACAAACTCAGCGTTGGGGTAACGAAGTCAGGCGCCGACCCAAGGCCCTGCGACTTCAAGAGGTCACCATCGCTCCCAAGGATAATGTCTTTCATGTCCCCGCTGGCATCGGAATAAAATATTTGGTTGGCAGCCTCGTCCACAAACTCGGCCATGGTCGTGTAATCCCCGGCCAGGGCTGGGGATTCCCAGGTGGGGGCCGCGCTGGCTCCGTTGCTCTTGAGGTACGTCCCGGAGGACCCCAGGGCCAGTTCGGTTACATCCCCGCTTCCGTTGGAATAGAACACCCTCCAGTTTGTCTGGTCCACAAACTCGGTCAGGTCGGTATAGCCTGTGCCTGGAGGGGTTTCGAAGGACGGCGCAGAGAATCCGTTACTTCGAAGATATTTGCCGCTATCGCCGCCGAAGTACAGTTCTTTTACGTCCGTGGTGCTCAAGGTATAGAACACCCGGTACAAAGAGCCCACATTTTCGGTTATGTCTGGGGCCGCGAACGCCGGCGCCGTTGCCCCTCCCGCTGCCCCGCTTCGAAGGAATGTCCCGGCATCGCCAAGGGCAACCTCTTGTACGTCCCCGTCATCGTCCGAATAGAAGACGCTCCCGGCTGTCTGGTCCACAAACTCGGTCAGGTCCGAGTACCCCGCCGCATCACCCAGGTCTTGCAGGTACTGCCAGAGATCCGTGAACCAGTGTCCGTCCCTGGACCCCCGTATCAGCCCTGGCGGTGGTCTATTGAACTTATCTCCAGCCATCTCTATGCTCCCATGATGATCCGTAGGTTGGCGCCGAATAGCACCCGCTCCTGCGCTGCGTCACAGTACCACCTGTACTGCCGATCCTCGGCGCTGCCCAGGCCGAACCATTCGAACTTCTGGGTATAGTCTGCGTTGACCATGGTGATCGCGGTCGGAGTCACCCAGCTTACAGATCGATCGTCGGAGTAAGACAGGACCTGCGAGCCCGTGCCTACGCCCTCCTTCATCATCACCTCGAAGGCGCCGTGCGTAATTGTCTGGCCTCCCTCCCGGATCGCCGGCGGGTACCATATGGTTCGGAACGCCGCTGTGTTGTTGGTGTGTGTGGCCTTGTCCATCACATAGAGATTTGCGTTGGAGATGTCTCCGTACACCATGGCCGGCTGGGAACTCAGGGCGTCCATGGTCAGACAGGAACAGCAAGCCGTGATCGCCGTTTGACCTTCGTCCCCGATGCCGGTAGTCCACTCAAACCAGGGGTACAGGCCGGCCTCCCATGCTGCGTCAGAGAAGCAGAAGCACATCCCTCCGGTGCCAAACCGAATAGCGTAGAAGGAATGCCCACCATGAAAACACTCAAAGCCCTGGGCGTCCCAGGTGTCGGCATATCCACCCCACACGCTCTCGAGTTGCGCGGTGCTTACAATCTCGTGGCCCCCGGACCCCGTGGTGCGTGCGATGCGGCCGGAGTGGGTGAGCCAGTAGAGCCGATCCCCCACCCTGGCCACGGAGTTGGGAGCTCCACACCCCACGTCCATGGTGGCGCCGTAGATCCGGCCCAGCGGCCCGGACGAGTTCTGGGTGTTGTAGGTGACCTCCGTGGTTCGCTCTCCAAAGACATACGCCCTGCCCTGCAGAACCGCGACATTTATGATGTAGTCGTGGCCAATCCCAGGCTTGAATCCATCGTAATCGTCCCAGGCAGCCTCGGAGAGATCCGAAGGCGTGACGATCGTGCCGGTGCCGGTCATGTATGTCAGGAACATTCGGTCCAGGTACGCGATCGAGCCGCCCTGTACTCCCGTGGCCGTGAGCTCGGTCATGGCCCCACCGCTGGCTCGGTGCCACATCGTTGGCGCGGCTCCCACGCCCCAGTAGGAAGTGGCCTCTGCAATGATCAGATCGGAGTTGTCGTTCATGGCCATCTGGACCGGATTGTCGGTACCTATGTTGGTCAGGGTGTCCGTATCGCTGATGGTCACCGTATCGTCCGACAGCGCGCAGGTATGCAAATCCCCACCAACCACCACAAACATACCCCCGTACACGTTGTGATAAATCCCCTGCACCATCCCGGAGGGCGTAGCTCCCGCCCAGGTGAGAGGCACGAGCCCTGGCATTCCACAGAGCGCCGGCCTCCCGTACAGGGTGCCGGGATCGAAGAACAGATTCCGGTTGGTCTTTGGTTGCTGGCTCGGTGGTAGGAGAAGAGGTATGCTCATCAGTTCTTCCTCCGGCGGTCTATCTTCATCTCTTCTACGTCTGTTTGTACCTCATGGATCTGTCCCTTGAGGCCCCTAATCTCGACCAGGACGTTGTTCTGTTTGGTAATCACGCTGTCTATGGAAACTTGCTGCTTTGCGTCCCGTGAGACAGAGCCCTCTATTGCCGAGTGGTTCATCTGCACCGAGTACCCAAACAGGGCCAGGAACGCTACGGAGGATGTTCCCATCAGCCACATGAGCGTCTTCGCCTTAACGAATTTATCTATGGCATCCCACACTCTGATTAATTCCTTCTTTATGTCCGACATGTTGTCGCACTGATCGTCATGCATGAAGCACCTCTTGTGGATAGGGTCTTTTTCTTCCGTCACCATGTCCTCCCGCTAATCGCACAAGTTACTACCGTCATGTTGCAATTTTCAGAACATGTTGATCCGTATCACCTGGCCCGCGTCACCGCCGCCTGCGGCAACATATTCATCCGCACCAATGTCCCATGAGCCTGACCGCGTATCCTCGTCGATGTCATCCGAAAAAGTACCAGACAAATCGACGCCTTGATCTGTGGCATTTGAATCGCCGCTGTCAAGGTGAAAATCATCGGCTCCCTCATTTTCAAACGTGACGGTCCCGTCTGCCCCGTTTCGGGAATTTGCGCCCGCCGCATCACCGGCTATGTCTGAAGCATTGTAGTCAGAACTTGCATGGAAGGAGCCAGAAAAACCGTCTGTACAGTCGTTTGCGATATTGTTCTTGATGAGTGTGTTTGTCGTATTTGTGTAGAATCCTATATAAGAATTATGGGCCGTGTTGTTATAGAAGTAGCTGTTTGCGTCTACGCGTAGATAAAAGGCGGTATTCCCCGTATATGTGCTGTTGACCACGTCGTAGATTATGTTGTTCCAGACCTTCACCTCCCAACCGGTGCTATACACGTTGAATCCGTGGCAATCGTCGCTTGTCCCAGTAACAACCCCCTTGATGATGGTGTGAGACATTTCGTAGTAATCGCCACCGTTTATCTTAATCCCAAACCTATCGTCGCTGTTGGTGGCGGTAAACTGAACTTGCAACCCCTCAACGCGAACATAGTTGTCCTTAATTTCCAGAGCCCTGCCCGTTACTTCGAGCCGGTATTTACTTGTATTGTATTTCCCGTCGTGCCGATCTGCTGAATCAACCAATATCGTAAGATCGTAGGTGGCTGACGTGGTGAATCCATCCAACGTAACCGCTGTTGTGTCGGCAGAGCCGCTAGACGCTTTGCACTGAAATGTCAGTGTGTTTGTGTCCGTTACAAGGTCCCCGCTATCGTCCTCTGCGGCTTCCGCTACAGATAGGCTTCCGTATGCGTTTGCCCAACTGCTACCATCCGCATCACCCCCGGCAACGTCTGGGTCCACATAGGCATTACAGTCGTCGTCCGTACACGCATCTCTGCCATGTGCCGTGACGGGCAGCAACAACAGCAATGCCAGAAACCATACAGAGAGATACCTGTTCACTTGGCCTCCGATACCGTGTTTTTCTGTATGCTTGTGATTCCGTCCTCCATCATGTCGAGCAAGATGGCCTCCTTCGCCGCTGGGGAGACTAGAACGCTATCTAGCTGAATAGCGTTGGTTGTCGTAACGTCTGGCAGTTTGACCATGTACGGCGGCAACTCCTTGACTTTTACCCATGTGTCCGTCTTCGTATCCAGCCACTCCACGACACCCGTTTCGGTGTCGGTTCGGGTTTTTGGCACTGTAGCCCAAGCCAAATCCCACACCTTTTCTCTCGACAACCCTTTTGCACTCACATGGTCAAACGTGTCGAAATTTCGCCCGTTTTTACAGAACTGGACGGCTACAAGCCATCCGGTGTTTTTCTCCAGCACCAGCACCGCATCGTTCAGCCCATCGTCTTCACAGCACCATGAGCCGGTGGAGTTCTCATAGCAGGTTTCAGCATAAGCGGGTACAGCAAAAAGCAACGTGACAAGCAGAATAGCGGTTCTCAGCATTGTATCTTCTCCTTTTGCAACGTGTCTCATTATCATTAGTCCTCCTCTGCGTAGAACCACATCTCAAAGTTCCACTGTACACACGTACCCTCTGGGTCTGCATCGAAACCGATATAGACCACCTTGCCGTTTGCTACTGCGGAACCACCATTGATGCTGGCATTTGTGTCCTCGGAGGATGTCCCGCTCGTTGTGTCTATCTCGTCGATGTCAGCAGCGTTTGCGAGGCCAATAAAGGCATCTGCATACCGAAGGTCTGCGTCGATTTCCGTATCTGGGTCTACATTACAGGACGATTTCCACTCAGTAATGGTGATCCCCTCTGGGCCATCGTCCCCTACCGTGAAGAGGAATATCTCTGCGTCACTGTCGTACCAAGCTCCAGGGTCTACAGAGAGGGACACATGCTTGAGTAGCGACATAGCCGCTTCGCCCTGAATCTCACCGGCAGAACCACCGTGGAAAGCAAGCTGGTCATCCGTAGATTGCAACCCAATCTGCCCCTCCGTGCCAAGCGCCAGGTCAGAGGTTGAGTTGTGAATCTCAACAGTATTCCCACCCATATCAATGGGGCCAAGCACCCGAATCCCGGTATCTGCCTCGATGTCGAGGTATCCATCATCATCTGAGTGGATATAAACCGCCGTGTCCCCGAACAGGAGCTTGTCGTCAAGCTCGATCTGCACCCCTGTATCTGCAACGTGAGTGAGTGTCACGTCTTGATCCGCACCGAGGTTGATGATCGACCCATCTGCTAGGTAGAGGTCCGAGAACTCCAGGGATGTACCGCCAATATCAGCGCCATCCGCAGCATCTGGATTAAACAGGTTTGCAGAGATTGTACCGCTCGCGTCTATCCCCACAACGGCAGTCATGGAGCCCGCGTTCAGGGTGGCGGTGCCATCTGTAATGCTCGTCCCCTCTACAGCCCCAGTCGAGGTTATGGCACCGGAGCCGATAGTTCCAGCGTTCGCTATGTTCCCACTGGTATCAATGTCTATCCCATCGGACGCAACAGAGAAGTTATCCCCACCATCCCCAAGGGCCACAACCCCATCAGCGTCCAGGGTGCCGTCAACCTCCACCTCCAGGTTCACCAGGATGCCCGTGTCAGCTACGTGGGTAATCGTCACATCTTGATCTGCACCGAGTTGAATGACCCCACCGTCATTCAGAAAGAGGTCATTCCACTCTGCCGCAGTAGACCCAAGGTCTTCCCCCGCTCCAGTGATGCCGTTGTCAAATATGTAGGTTCCACCGTCTGTAATTATGGTAACGTCATCAACATCAGCTGACCCAATATCGAAATCATAATCCCCACCCGCGTCAATCCCAACCGTCGAAGTAATTACGCCAGTAACGGCTAACCCGCCACTGGCTGTCAGGGTGTCGGTAACTGTGACTGCATCCCCGAACGTCATAAGCCCGTTCCCGGCGGTCATTGTGTGGTCTGTGCCACTTACATCGAAGGTCCATATATTCGACGCATTCGCATTGTCAGACCATGTGGTTGCGTCTACCGCCGTTGAGTCGAAAGACCCCGCAGATTCCCAGGTAAGGGCTCCGCTCCCGTCCGTCTGGAGTTGCTCTCCCGCGTCTCCGTCGTCGGGCGGCAGGGTGTACGCCGTGTCCATCGTCATGTCGGCGGGAGGGCCGAAGGTTGCGTATTGATCGCTGGCTTCGTCAGACCATATCACCAAGCTGCCGTCCGTACCTGCGAGCCCCGTTTGCAGGGTGCCGTGAGCGGTGGTCTTCTGAGCATTGTCTACCGTAAGGGCGTCCGTTCTGGTTGAGGCTCCGTCAGCAGTAGTGGAAAAGACGATCTTCCCAGGCATATCATTAGAGCCGGGAGTTCCGTCTATATGGAACAGCATCCCCGCAATAGGCTCGTAATCTACGCCGTCGTGAGCATATCCTACCCACCCACCCGCCGAGTCGCCGTCTTGTATTATGGCCCCCGACCGCGACTTGTACGATTTGATGTAACCGGCGTATGCGTCTGCGCCGTTGTGAAAAGAACTAATACTAGCACTTGCCAGGGTACTCCCAGCAGCGATAATCCGATGTGCAGATCCAGCCAGGGCTGTGCCGCAAGCCGCGCCGGTCCCTACCGATATGCAGTTGTTCGTATCGTCGTATACGAACGTGGCCTCGCCACCGAAGGCAGAGGAGTTGTTGTACTGAACGTGCGTGTCGGAGCCGCCAGGGGAACCAGACCCGCAAGCCTGCCACTCAAAATCGCCTGTGGTTTCCTCGTAAGTTAAACACTCTTCGTCTGCTGCTGCATCGACCGCCTTCAGGTGTTCCTCTTGTAAGGCATCATCTGCTATAAGGCTTTGGTCGATGGCGTCCCCGGCTATGTGGGCCGTGTCGATAGATGCGTCAACGTACTGGTCCGAGTCAATAGACTCCACCGACATATGGGCAAGGTCGATAGAGGCGTCTACATATGAGTCAGAGTCTACACTGTTAGCAGACATATGAGCTTCGTCGATAGACCCGTCAACGTAGGAGTCCGAGTCAACCGAGTTGGCAGACATATGGGCTTCGTCGATAGACCCGTCAACGTAGGAGTCCGAGTCAACCGAGTTGGCAGACATATGGGCCGCGTCTATGGCTCCAGCAGCAATTTCATCGGAGTCTGCCGCGTTATCCGCGAGGTGTTCGTTGTCGATAGATGCAGCGGCGTAGTGAGCGGAGTCTATGCCGTCGTCTGCGACCTTGATGGTCAGGTCAAACGGGTCTGCGTCCGATCCCGTGTCGGTGTCGGTCCAGTCGATGTCGAGGCCAGAGCCCTCAATGAACTTCCACTCCTTCGCCTCGTCTATTTCTACCTCTGTCCCATCCCCATCCTCGGCAAAGAAGCTGCTCATATCCCCGCCGCCCACTCCCGCGTCGATGTTGTCGATATCGCCATCGTCATCAGTATCGTACTGATGGAGGATGTCGTACACCGAGTTCTGGCTGGGGGCGTTCGTCGAGTCTGCGTTCCACCCGGACCCGTATACATCGTCCTCTACGGTAGCACTTGGGATGTTGGTACAATCCGTACAGTCAATGGCCGGGGTGGTGTCCGTTGTCCACACCCCACCAGCAGCGAAAATTACCCCGCCATTTGTCTCTGTAAGGGCGGCAATCGTGTCAAGCTCCGCGTCCCATGCCTGTACGTTCGTTCCGATAGCAAGGCCAAGGGTTGCTCGCATCGTGCTTGCGTCTACATCGTCAAGATATTCGTTCGCAAAAGCACCCAGGTTGGCAACCGTTTCCAACTTCACAGCGGTATTGATCTCCGAAGTCTGTACGAAGTCAGCCACGTCACTTAACGCCGCATACAGCCCCGCCTCGTTGTCTAGTTCGCCCTCAAAAGCGCTGTCTGCCGCACTCACAGAATAGAAGTCAGTCCCGGCCTCCAGGTCGAGCAGCGTCCTCATGGCCGCGTAATCAGCAGCCGTCACTAAGCTCTGGCCGTTTGCAGTCAGCCCCATGGTGGTCATCATAGCCGCCGCCGTGGCATCGTCGGCGTACTCGTTGAAAAAAGCACCCAGGTTGGCTACGGCCTCAAGCTTCGCTGCAGTGTCGATCTCTGTGGTGCGGGTAATCCCGGAGTTGATTATCACCTGGATCTCGGTGTCTGGATCCTCGGCCAGGTCGAAGTCTGCACCCAGGAAGTCCAGGGTTACGATGTCGGCGCCACCAACGGCTACGTTGTTCTCCTTGATCGAGGTCATGCTCCCGGAACCGCCGCCGCAAGTCTGCCACTCGTAGGTCGTGCCGGTGGCCTCGTAGGTAAAGCACTGCTCGTCGGTGGGGGTATCCGTGGTAAAGCCCTTCGGCACGTTTTTCATCTGTAGTTTGCCTCGCCGGGATCCGAAGGCGAGGTCTGGATCTACTACATAGATAACGTGGTTCTCTTCGGGGGTGGTGTTTTCGTCCATATCGGTGAGGTTTTCCAGTGCCCATGCCGGAGCACCGTACACCAGGAGCAGGAACGCGATCAGCAGGTTTCGGTATCGTTTCATCAAGTCTCCCCTTACTCGAGGCCCAGGGCCGCAATGGCGCCAGCCATCCCCTCGGACTGTTCCACCACCTCGGTGGTATCGATGATATCCATAGTCACCGGCTTGGCTCGTCGCACAGCGTTCAGGGTGATCAGCCGGTTCAAGCTCTCCTCTGCCATCTTGGCCTGGACCGCGGTGAGCTCTATCCCCGGCAGCATATCGGCCAGGCGTACACACATATTCCACATGATAATGGGATCCATGGACCTGGGCACCACGAGCGTAGCGTCCTCGTCAGCTGGCTCTGGGAACGCCTGGAGGTGGGAGTAGTGGATGGCCTCTGCCGTGGCCACCGTGGGGTAGAGCAGCAGCGTGCCGTTCGGCACCGTGGGGTTGTACCACAGTACACTCGGCCTTCCGGTCGAACCCTTGCTGGCGAACTGCATATACCGGGCCTCGTCCACCACCTCGACCCGGTGGTCCTCGTCTCCCGCGTCCCGGATAAACGCCCGGTCGATATACTCGGGCCGCACGTCGGTCACATCTGCCGCGGAGGCTCCGATCGAGTACTCGGCCTTGTTTGCGGTAAGGGTGAACGTGTCCCAGGTAGTGAACGGGATCACCAACCGCCGGCCGCTCCACTCCGCAAGCATCTGGTTCAGTACCTCGACGCCTACGGCCCTCAGTTGGGGGTCTGCCGTCTGCCCGTATGAGAGGAACCTGACCTGCCTGAGAGACAGGTTGAGGATCTCGAGAACGGTGCTCATTGTCTACCCTCCCTGAGTCTGTGGACCCTGACCCACCTGGGCCAGGAGGTCCGGGACTACGCTCGGATCCAGGACGTACTGCCCGGTGATCATCATCTCCATGAATAGGTTCAGGTTCTGCTGTAGCTCGCCCTTCAGCTCGAGGGAGAGCTTGTGCATACGGGCCAGCTGAACCGCGGCCATGTAACACACTACGAACAGGAACTCGTCCGGGAGGGTAAACGCGGCCCCGGCCGTGGCCATGAGCTCTGTCTGCTCCCGGTAGAAGTAGATCACGGTACGGTTTTCATCCGGCCTACGGTTAACGTACAGCCGCGGCTGGGTATTGATCGCGACCTCGGCGGTGTTCAGCCACCCGTGCGAGGGGATCCCGGTGGCGTACAGCGGCCCGTGCTTCAGGCACTCCTCCGGACTGGTCACGATGAGCGGCATACCCACCTCGCCGCCAGAAGCCTCGTAGGTAAACGCTGCCACCACGTCCACGGTCTGTGCGTCCAGGGTGGTGTAGTTGTTCCCCGCGTTCACCTGGCCGGCAGCCTGGTTGATGTTCTGCCGAAACCAGCCAGCGCCGTCCAGGCTCTTCACCGCGGTGTTGATGGCCCAGTACGCTTCCGTTAGCTCGTCTGCTCCGGCGGTACCTCCGGTCTTCAGGAACCCGATCATCTTGAGCACCACGTCTGCCATCTCTGCCATGGTAAGTGCCATTGTGTATGCCATTACATATTACTCCGCTTGACATCCGTGGGGGTGGGCATCACCTGGCCGGTGAGTGTCGCAACGGTACCAGGGTGCATCAACTGCTGGCCGCTCTTGAGCATATCCAGGTGCATTGACAGCTGGGCTCGCATCTCCTGCATCTCGCCAGGACCCTGGCCGTAAGCCGGCGCCACCGCCAGCGCAGACATGAGTACGCACGCCATCAGGAACTCCTCGCCCAGGCCGGTACTGATGAACTTCACGGTATCGCCATCGATCACCACCAGGCTGGTACGGAACGAGTACAGCAGATCCCCGGCCACCGGCACCCGGCGGTTGAGGTACAACGTGCCGGCGCTGGAGCTGGGCTTGATGAAGCACCCGTGCGAGGGGATTCCTCGAGCATAGATCGGGCCGTGAGAGAAGCACTCCTTCGGGCTCACGATCTCCACGTTGTGCGAGGTGCCGTCATTGTCGATGATGTAGTGGCAGCCCAGGATGGAATGAGCGGCGGCCTCTGCCGTGATCTGGTACGCATTCGCTGCGATCGCGCCGGAGGCCTCCTGGCCCGTGGCCTGTCTGCACCACCCGGCAGAGTCAAAGCTCTTAACGGACATATTCAATACCCGCTCGATCTCGTCCTCCTGGGTTTCGCCGGGACTTACACCAAGGTTGAGCCCTCCTACGGTCCTCATGATGAGCTTTACCAGGGTATCCCTGGTGTACTGCAGAGCGTATGCCATCGGCTATACCTCCATGACCAGATCTGGTTTCTTCTTTGGGGCCTTCTTCTTCGGCTTTGCCGCCGGAGGGGTGACGGGGGCCGGAGCGGGATCCGCGGGAGGCTCTTCCTCGACCTCGAGCACAAACATCTCGGGACCGCCCAGGGCGTTGGCTGGTGTTATGGTCGCGCCTCGCTCCGAATCGGGGTGGTCATACCACTCCCCGGTGAGCACGCACTCGATGTACGTTGGCGATCCCACCAGGAAGACCACACCCTCTGGATATTCGGAATGGTACATCCAGGTCCTCGGGGGCTTGGGTTCCTCGACCTCTATCTCCTCTGCGTCCACTTCCAGGATGAGCTCCTTCGTTGCGTCCGTTAGTATTCTACCCATGGTTCACCTCCTTCTGGTGTTCTGCTTCAAGCTCGAGAATGGTGGTCTGTGGTCTGCTTCTCAGGTACCTTACGGGGGTTCCCGCGTACACGCTCCACGTTTCCAGGTCCTTCAGAATGAGCGAGTTCGCGCCGATCACGGTACCCTCTCCGATGATCACTTTCGGGAGCACCACGGTATGCGCTCCGATGTGTGCGTGCCGGCCCAGGTGTATCAACCCCCCCTTGAGGGTGGGCTTGTACTTCTCGTCTACGCACGGGCCGACAAGGCTCATGCCGGAGGCGTGATCGTCGCTCGAGGAGAAGAACGACACCCTCATTGAGCAACCCCCGTAGTCCCTGATCGTGATGCCGTTGGCGCCGCCCAGGTACGAGTACGCACCGATGTGCACATAGTCTCCCAGGACGACCCTGCCGGTGATGATCACAAAGTCATCGATCCTGCAGCCCTTGCCTATGGTCAGGTCCCCGTACACCCTGGCCAGGGGGCTTATGGCGCTCTCCTTCCGGTGGTTCTGTAGGCACCCGGAGCACAATTCGTCCGGTATGCCAGGGTACTTCATGCTGCACTCGTCACACAGCTTCCAGGCCATTAGATTCCTCCTCGGTTGTAGATATCGTACTGTGATAGATCAGGGTACGGCAGTTCCTTGTCCTCCATGGTCAAGGGCTTGCCGTCCAGGCCGTAAAATCGATTCATCAAGGATAGACCTCTGACCGCGAGCTCCGGCAGCAGCCACATATTCCAGCCGCGTTGATCGAAGGTGTCCTCGAGGTACGAGATCTCGCGCCGGCCGGAGTATCGTGCTCTCCGAAACCAGCAGTTGGCAGCCCAGTCATCCGTGAGGATGGCGCCGCCCTTGCCGATGGACAGGTGCTTGTGTGGGCCCGTGAAGGACAGGCACATATAGGTGTCGGGCCGGTACATATTGTGCGTGAAACGTAATGCTGCATCCCACACCCTGCTGGGCGAGAGTGGGTATGCTCCCTTCAGGTAGTCGTTCGGCCAGGGAACGAAATCCGGGACCATGCCGGCCTGGATGATGGAGCACGGCACGGAGGGGTACGTCCTCGCGGGGATCTCCAGGAGGTGCAGCCCTGGGCTCATGGCCTTCGAGTAGGTCAAAGACAGGAACAGAGCGTTAGTGCACGAGTCCACCGCGACCGCGTAAGGGGCGCCGGTGTACTTCTCCAGGGCGGCCTCGAAGTCCTTGGTGGCCTTATGCGCTTGCTGCAGCATTCATGGCCTCCCTTGCCTTCTCGAGGGGATCGCCGTCCCGGAGGTACTTGTGCAGGTTTCCCTTCCACTCGGCAACACCCCAATGCGAGATGTCGAAGTCTGGGAAGATCCATAGCGGATACCCCAGGGCTCGGAAGGCATCGCTCATCACCATGTCCATACCCGTGAACTCGTGGTCAATCACATCGTTCCAGAAGAACCTGTACGCCTTTGTCTCTTTGTCCCGGATGTAGAAGTACTCCTCCGGGTGGGCCTCGATAAAGTCGAGCACGGGCTTCTTGCGGATCCGGAGCATCCCGGCCGCCACCCGATCGGCCTCGAGGAGCACCTGATCGCCCCCCTCTTCCTTGCCGGCAAAGTGGAGCATCCCGTCCTCTTCTATCCTGGTGGGCACGCCCACATACTGGTTCCATGCGTTAGTCATCTTGTACGAGGCGGCGATGATGTGCTCTGGCCTCAAGAGCATCCGGACCAGGTGCTCCGGGTTCCAGCTGTGGTCGCTGTCGATGTTGATCCAGTCCGTAGCCTCCTCGTCCTCCGCAAACCTGGAGAGCGAATCGTTGACCGCCCGTTCCGGGTGAAAGTCCCCAGTCCAGGAGAAGTCGAACTTGATGCCCAGGCGCTCGAGCACCAGGGCGGTTGTAAGCAAGCTCTGCGTGTACCCGGCATAGGCTTGCTGCTTGTAGAATGCGGTGTGAATGATCAGCTTCCCTTCGTAGGCCATGATTGTTCCTCCGGGAATGGAGGGAGGGGTTCCCCTCCCCCCGGTGAATGGTTTACGTCAGAGCCGCGATCCCGATGTTCTCCAGGGCCACGATGATGGCATTGACCGCCGTCACGATGGCATCAGCCTGGGTGCTCGTGGAGTACCCAAACGCATTTGTGGTGCTGGTAGCTGCCGTGGTGGCCACCGCTGTGAAGGTGGATGCTTGCACCACCGGGGTGGCGCCGTACAGGCCCACCTTGTCCGCTGCAGCCCTGCCCAGGCAGACTCCTGCCGTACCGTAATCGCCAAGGTACTTAACGCCCATCTTTTACCTCCCTGGGGGGCCTTCCAACCCCCCGTGTCTGTGTGAGTTAACTCGTACTCAGCTCGATCTGCCACTTCTCGACGGTCCACATTTCTACCGTGCACGCGTCCGATCCGCTGGCCAGGGTGATCGCTGCTGTGAGTTGCGTATCCACCGTGCAGTCCACGGCGCCAGCAGCATAGTCGATCTTCTTGTCCCCAGTTGATACGGTCTTGTCCAAGATGCCGATGGTCTTCTGCACCTTGGGGTTTTTGAAGATGATGAGGCCCTGGAAGATCCAGTCTCCGGTTGTAGTTTCTGCACCGGCCACGGAGATGACGTCAGTGCCGCCGATCGCAACTGTGATCGTCATGGCGCCGTTGGTACCCGTGGCGTTGGTGCCAGCGATGGTGACGCGGAACGCGGTCCCTGCCGGGACGTGGCCAGGGATATTGACCTTCATGTTGGCGATCTGCTCTGTGGCAGCTTCGCCCTCGCTGTACTGCTGCACGCCCTGCGCTACGATCTGCGGGACGCTCCCAAACCTCTCATTCAGGTTAGAGCTCACCCTTCACCTCCTTTATCCGGCGATCCGGCAGCCCATGAAGGGGTTGATGGTTTTGTACCCGTAGAGCACGTCGAACCGCACATACTCCTGGTCGTTGATCACGTCATACGAACGCACCACGCGGATCTGGAACCCCTTGTAGCTCATCCGGGACCCCCAGCCCACGGAGGCCGGCATCTCGAGAGGAACCATTGCAAGGGCGATACAGTCCTTGTGCATGGCGAGGTTGACAGGGTACTGCAGCCCCGAAGATCCAGGGAATGCCATGGCCGCATTGTTTACAGGGTAGGCGTCCATGTTCTGGTACGGCAGGACCTTCTTGGCCGCGGTGGCATCGTACATCTGCCACGGCGCCGTGCCCGGCGTACACAGGAGGGAACTGTAGTCGTAGGTGCTCGCGGTGTTCAGTTCGTTGCATACGAACTGCCGGAGCCTCCCGGTGCTCTGCCCGGTGATCGGGTTCACACCGTACACATTCGCAATGGTGAAGATGTCACCCCTGGTGATCGTGCCACCGGAGACTCCACCGTCCACCGTGAGCTCTGTCTCACCGTCCGTGAGCGCAACGACCTCGTTGAGGGTCGCTGCCGTACCTGCCTGAGTTCCACAGGTATGCACCGCCACGTTGGGGCTCTGGTGCATCTGGAAGTTGGAGAGCTCACCGATCGTGCCCTTGGTGACTGCCCGGTTCACGATCGCCGGCTGCAGCAGTCCCTTCAAATGATCGGCGGTGTACGCCTTGGCGATAGGGTTGATGATGCAGTGCCTGTCATCCTCCGGTACTGCATGGTCCGACAGCATAGCATCGGCCAGGGCGTAGGTGAGGAACGTCTGAGGGGTGACCCCCGGCGTGCCCACCTGGTTCGGGATGTCTCGGTAACACTGCAGCAGAGAGGTATCGATCTGGTTCGCCAGCGCTTGCATGGCCGGCTTGATAAACCGTTTGGACATCTTGTCAATGTCCAAGGTCATCTCTTGCGAGGTGACGGGCCAGGCAACGTGCTTGCGCTGGTCCACGGTCAGAGTGACATCCTCCTCACGGAGATCCACGGTGTTGATCGTAGCACCGTCCTGCACGCGGAAGTACACGGGCGCCTTGATCGTGATGGAACTGCCTTTCCTCCATCCGTTGGGGTTTTTCTGAAACTCGGCCTCGTACCCTCTGTGGACGAGACGGGACGCGACCAGTGCGTTCTCCAGCTGCCGAAGCGCTTCCGTAGCGACAACGCTCGGCTGAATCCAGGTATGGCTCACTTTCTGTTACCTCCTAATCGTGAAACGCAATTCCCTCCTTCTGGTTCATGTGGGTGATGTACTCGTCCGGGGTCATCTTGTTCAAAGGCTTGGTCACATCACCGTCCCGTACACCGTCCACAGTCTTCAGATCGGGGAATGTGGTTGATGCTTCTTTTTTCCGCGCTGGCGAGCTCTCCTTGAGAACCACCTCGAGTTGCGCGATCCGATACACCTGTTCCCTTGGGTCCATGTTCAGGAGTGCCAGCGCCTCTTCCCGATGCTCGCCCCAGTAGTATGCAAGCTCCGCGGCCATCTCGCTTCTCATCACGATATCCCCCACGGCAGCCGGTATGTACGCCTTCGTCTCGAAGTCAGGCATACGGGCTGCTCCAGCAGTGAGACGAGCTTCGAACCGCTGCTGTACCTGCTCGTTCTGCTGGTTTGCTTGGAGGGTTCGGTTCTCTTCCCGCGTAGTCCAGCGCGTGAGCTCCTCGACAAAGCCTTCATACGTGTCGAAGTCCTTCTCCAGAGGCTTGGGCTCTTGGGATACGACAGGCGCGACAGGTCCTGGTGCTTGCGGCGGTGTGGCTGCAGCAACTGGGGGTGTGGTCTGTAGGGTGGCGTTCTCCCGTTCTAAAGCCTTCATGCGCCCGTACACTTTCGCGAAACGATCGTAAGGGACAGGATCCCCGTCCTTACCATCGCCACCCTCCGGAGGCGTGCCTTCGGGTGTAGCTTCCTTCTTCTGCTCCGGTGGTACTGGAGCTTCGGGGTCCATTTCCTCGATCGTCAGATCGAGTTCCTTCGGTGCACCCGGTACTGTCTCGCCCTCGGGAGCAGGGGTTTCTGGTTGGCTTTTTGCAGGAGTCTCGGTACCTTCTGGCAGTACCTGCTCCAGGTCGTTAACGCCCATCTTGGTACTCCTTTCGTTTCGGTGGTGGCCTATATGGCCAGTTCTATAATCACAGTTGTTGCTTCCGTGAGGTCTGCTGCATCCATTGCTGGCCACATCAGGCACCCCCGCTCACCGAAGTACCGGACGCAGTCCAGTACCTCCGCGGTGGCCAGGAAGTCCATGATCTTAGCCGCGGTCTGAGCGCTGGTCTTCGCGTTCCTGATGATCACCGCATCAGACGCGCTTGTGGTGTGTATCTGGATGCTTTTGACCATGAGCCCCTGGTCGTTGCCCTCGACCAGCTGTGGCAAATCTGTAGGCGCGTTCCAGTCCGTGGCGCCGTCAAGCTCTACCGATACAAACCGGCCGCTCATCGTGGTTGTGTTGCCCATTACTTGGTACCTCCTGGTCCTGCTGTGGGTTTGGGTGCAGCCGCCTCTGCCGCCGCTGCTTTCTCTGCATTCTGTAGTTCGATACCTTCACGCAGGGCCTGTACCTGTGCTTGCATACCTTGCAGTTGCTGGCCATGCTCCGCGGCTTCTGCCTTCATCAGGTCCGCTATGCCCTTGATCAGGGTTTCAAACTCCTTGCGGTCCTGGTCCCTGGTTTCCAGGGCGAGCTTGTCCTTCTGTACCTGGGCCTCGAGCTCGAGCTTGAGCATCTCCGGGTCTGGAGGAGGGGGCTCAGGCGGGGGATCGTCCGGACCTGGTTCCTTGATCCCAGGAGGGATCATTTTCTCCAGTCGTTTCTGAAGTTCCGCGGCTCCAGGAACGTCGAGATTCTTCACAACCAAATCTATGGCAGCGACCCCCGCCTGAGGTACCGTTTTGACTATCTCCAGGAGGGCTTCTGCAGCCTCCTGTCGTTGAGTGCTATACGATGGGCCAATATCGACCCGCACGTCATATTTCCCTACTGTGAGGTCGTTCAGGTAGTCCGATACATCCGGGTTGTACACCGTGGGGGGCTGGTACTGCTTGCTCTGCTGCATCTCCTGGATCTTGGAGGGGTGTATCATCTCCGGGTCCATACCGACCGGCTGGTTGATCGGCACCTCGAGCTCGCTATCGTCCTCCCCGCGGATACGAATCACGTCCTCCTTGTCGTATACCTTGGGGATCAGGTCGATGAGGATCTTGCCGTTCCGGGTAAGGGCCGCTTCGAACATATTGGTGAACCCGAACGCCCCGGTATCACCCTCCCGCTGCCTTGCGAGGATGGCCTTCCCGCTCTTCTCTTGGCCCTCGTCACCCAGGGAGGCCTGGTACAGGCCCATACTCGACATGATGTCGTGCTCCATGCGCTGTAGCTCGGCACTGATGGCCGTACTCATCATGGGCGGCGCCTCGCGCTTCGGGCCGATTGGTGCCATGGGGTCTGCGGTGTACACCAGGTAGGTGTAGTTCTTCTCGCTCTGTGCGTCCCACATCTCCTGCGAGCTCTCGAGCATCTTGCCCGTGACCAGGAAGGGAGCAGTAGGTGCCAGCGCGATCTGCTCGGTGACGCTCGATGACCAGTAGTTGTACATTTGTTGCGGTTCCCTGGCCATACGGACCATACCGCGGTTGTGCCGGCGCTCTCCGATCCATGTCTCCTTGCCCAAGGCCACCACGATCGGGATGTGAACGCCTGGCCACTCGTGAGGGCCGTCCAGGAGCTCGCTGCCACACAGCAGACAGCTGAAGAGCGTCTCCTTCTCTTGCAATCCCTGCTCGGGGTCTGCCTTCTTGGTGGCCCAATACCAGTACTCTGCCACCCGGACCTTCTTCTCGGTCCTCCAGGCCTGGTCCTCGTCTGTAGAGGACGAATCCCAGTCCTGAATGGCGGCGTTCGGGTACCTGTCCCGGAACGCGGCCTCGGGTAATAGCTCGGTGACGAACATATACCGGGCATCGCCCAGGTCCACGTTCCGGCTCTCCGGATCCCAGTACACCACCAGGGGGTTAGGCATCCGCTCTATGCGGATCTCCTTCTCACCGTCTCTGTCTGTAATCACCCGTATGCGCCATGCACCACGACCCCCGGAGATGACCCCATCGAATGCACTCCCATACGCAGCGCTTGCGTTGGAGTTGTACTCAACGTGCCGTACTATGCCCCCGAAGATCTCAGCTACCTTCGGGTCGGCCTTCGAATCGACAGGTATCACCTTTACCGCTGGTGAGCTCTGCCGGAAGTCTCCACTGATCTGGTCTACCTTCTCCACGATCTTGTTAATGGTCAGGCACGGCCGTGGGGGCTGGGCGCCCATTCTCTTGGCCTTCACGTCTACAGGCCACTGATCCCCGTTCAGGAACGTCAAGTCATCACGGTACGCCTTGCGCTGGTCCTGGTCGGCATCTGCAGCATATGCGAACCGCTCTCTGGCCTTGCGTACAAAGTCGGCCTCCTGGGTCTTCGACATACGCTTGCCGGCCTTCTTGCGGCGCCGCTCCTCGAGCTTGCTTGCCCCTGGGTCCAACATCTCTACGACTGGTTCCATGCCTTACCCTCCCATCCATGATCCGGAATGTACGTTGGACCGCTGGCCGACCGCTCCCGGCATCCTGAACTTTACCTTCGGCTGATACCCCACTGCGAAATGACCGAACGAATCAGCGGGGTGCGAGGCCCAGTCGTGATCAGGGGTATTAAGAAAACTTCTCCGCTCCGGATCCCACTTGCGTGAATAGTTCCTCAATGCGTCCAGACCCAGCTTGCACTTGACCTGGTCGAAGTACGTCTTCGGAATGAGTACCCTGGAGGCCGTGACCCGCTGCGTAGGGTCCATCTTCGGGATGACCTCCATGCGGCGCCCGTGAGCCTCTGCGATCATGTACGGGCTCTTGGCGTTCGCGGCAAAACTACGGCCCTTGAAGTCGTGAGGGACGTAGTCCGTGCCGTACGAGTACTTCGCACGCTCCGGGGCGGCCAGAAGACCCAGGTAGTAGTCGATGCCCTGGCCCGTACCCTCAATGTAATCGAAGGCGTGCGTCTCTCCACCCGGCAAAACCTGCCACAGCCATATACTGGTATGATCATGAACTCCGATATCCCAACTCGTATGTACCGGCAGTGCAGGGTCATGAGGCACGTCCCGGATCCGGCCGGCAGCCTGGGCCTCCACCATGAGCTTGCCGTAGTACGCACCGACCATGGCGGCTTCGAAGGAGCAATAGAACTCCTGGTCCACCATGTCTTCGCTCATACCGGAGTTGCGCTCGCCCTGGATGGCGTTCTCGGTGATGGCTTGCGTCTCTCGTACCGTGAGAATCTCCGCGAACCAGTCCGGATTCTCCGTGGCCATATCGAACAGGGTCTTTCCGTGGTTCATGCCCCTGGGGGTGTAGATGAACCATGCCCACCCGCCGTTCTCGGTCAAGATCGGCCGGATGTATTCCCACGCGGAAGGCTTGCTCACGGAGTACTCACTCATGATCAGGCCGGCCGGGTTACTGCCCACCAGGCTGTCGTAGTTGTCTGACCCGCACAGCTGCCAGATAGACCCACACTTCAGCGTGATCTTCATCTCCTGCACGTTGGTCTTCTCCCGGATCGCCTCCGGGAACGCCCAGTCGATGATCTTCTGGGGCTTCTTGTACTGGTCGTACACAATGCCGTCCCAGATGACTTTTCGCGCCTGATTTTGTTGCGGCAACATATGCCAGTACGTTCCGATCCTCTTGTGGCTCTCAACCGCGGTACGGTGGATTGCGGTGAGGTCCTTGCCGGCACGGCGGTGCCATACCGAAACTGCACGTCTACCGCCACCAGCGAAGTACTGCCACACTGGCGTCTGGTACTGTCTCAGCGAGAAGTTACTCGGTAGGCTTACTGTCATCTGTCGGTTGCTCTCCCGTTCTTGGTAGCTCCGGACACCCGGACTGCTCCTGTATGCTGATATGCACCGGGCCGCTCACGTTGTGGTCCACCTTGTCGCTGGGCTTGATGCCCAGGTGGCCGCCCAGGTCCTGGCGTGCCTTCTGCCGGGTGCCCCAGTTCGGGGTGCCGTAGGCGATCTCGTACGTGCCTTCGCTCTCCTTGCCCTTCGGCCCTGGTACCCACTTGTAATGAGGGTCCTCGGCACAGATCTCGGCCTTCAGCTTGTACGCGTACAACTTCATGTTCAGCCGCGCTTGCGCGAACTCCTCCATCAGCGGATCCGGCTGGTCCATCTCCTTGGGTGTTATCTTCATTCCAGCGCTACCTCCAGGTCGATCTGCGGGTAGTCACGCACATCGTAGATCTCAGGTGCAATGGATACGGACAGAGCCGTGAACGTGATGATGCAGATGCATAGCACCACCACCACCGCGACCTCTATGAGATCGTCCCAGGTCATTAGATCTTGTCCTCGTCCAGCTTGTGATCCCCACACCAGCCCATGAGTTAGTACTCCCCTCTCCTCTGCCACCCTTTCAGGCCAAGTGATCCAAGTACCAGGCCCACGGACTGGATCGGTATCTCGATGAACTGCCCCTGCATGATCGACATCGCGCACCAGGTACCGACCACCGCGGTGACCACAAACACGGTGAGCACGCGCATGGTCGATAATTGCCCGTTGTTGTCCTGCAGTAGTGTTCCCCTGCCTCTGACCTCTGCGTTGTCCTGCAGGTCCATGATCTGCCTCTGCAGCCCTCTCAGGGCGTCCTCCGTCTCGAGGGTGAATGCCCTGTCTCCGAGTTCTTCGGTCATATCTTCACCCCTACAATCGTTAAGTGGAGGAGGTCCTTCTGGAAGGTGACGGCCTCAAACGCCGCGGTGATCTGCGAGCTCGAGGTGACCGCTCGAGGTCCTGGCCTGGTCAGCTGTCCGGGGTACCGGCCGATCAGGATGCAGCCCTCGGTATCCTCCCAGGTGTTGCCAGCATGGCCGGCCAGGATGATGCCGTCACGACCTTCTACGCCCATGACGTACCAGACATCCCTGCCGTACTTATCACTCAACCACCGTTCGCAGACGTAGTGTCCCTCCGGGATGCAGGAAACGCTCTGCTCGTTGTTCTTCCAAGGCAGCTCCAGGCAGTATGAGAAGAGTTGGTGGTCCACCATGAACACGCCCAGGATCTCTGTGGGGCCGTGCTCGAGCCGTACGATACCGATGTCGAGCTGTCTGCTCATTTCTTCTTCCTCTTGAACCCTGGTCCCATCTGCTTCAGGTACTGCTGTGTCTTCCGCATCGGCTCGCTTACCTGCTCACCCTGGAAGTCCCCGTTGCTCACCGCCCTGCGTCCGTATGGCTTGCCCTGCGTAGGGCCAAGAGAGGGGTTGTACCCTGGGCTCTTGCCCCGTGAAGGTGCCGGCGCGGATCCGCGTCGTGCCGGTGCCGGATCTCCACGCCTGAATGTGGGGTTGGTGCCAGGTGCGAACTGGGGTACCGGGCTGGGCCGACCACCATGGACTCGAGGTGTGAGCGAGGGCTTGAAGGGGTTGCGCTTGCCTCCCTCCGGATGGAACTGGCCCATCTGCTTCTTGTAGTCGGTGGCCAGGTTGGTGGTGCCCGACTTCTTCTTCTTCACCCTCTCGTCGGACGCCTTGTTGTCCTTCTCGAGCTTCTTCTTCCGGGAGAGGGGCTTGCCCGTGTTGGGATCCCTGTCTCTATTCCAGGTTGACCCTCGCATCGATAATCCTCCTATGGTTGTGGGGTACACCCGAACCCATCAGGCACGTCTGGCGGCGTAGTATCCGCAATAGAGGCACAGGCGTGCTCCGAAGGGCCGCTCTCGTTGCCGGAGGTATCGAAGGCGGTCAGTACCCAGCAATAGGTCTGCCCGTCTGCAGGTACGCCTGGGAGTGATACGTTGGTGTTGGGCGCCGGGATCACGAGCAGCGCATCGGCAGGGTCATACACGCCGTCAGCCTCCTCGAGGTACAGCCTGTACCCGGCCAGGTCTGGCTCGGTGTTGGCATTCCAGGAGAACAGTACAGACGCCGCGAACGCGATACCCGCGGTGGCCATTACGATCACAGCTACCATGCAGAGCTTCTTCATCATGGCTTGCCTCCCTTGTGTACGGCCACGCCCTTGAACCCACCCTTGGCCGCGACCTGTTTGACAGAGTTGGCTTGCCTCGCTGCGATCGCCCTGGACCGTGGGCCTCCACGCCCCGCGGCAGCCGCCTTCTGTCTCATCTGCTGCCCGAACGCTTTTACGGCCTGTCCTCGAGGCCCTCCGCGCTGCCTGGGTACGGGCGGTGGAACTCCTGCCCCTGGTACCGGGCGCCCTACCATCACCCCTGGTTGCCCCTGGACAGGCCTTCTCTGTCGTACTGCTGGTCGTGCCCTACCTACCGCCCCACCTGGGCTGCCCTTGATCATTCGCTGACCTCCTTGTGATCTGCGTGCCTGATCATCGTTTGGTCTTGCCTCGCTTGGCTTTGACCTTCTTACGCTTCGGTACCGCCTGGTACCCATATTGGTTCAGGAGCTCTTGCTCCCGCTCTTCTCTCGTGAGGGTGACTGGTTCGAACATGGCTTTGAGCCGGCTCCAGCATGACGGTTTCTGGCCTCGCCGTTCCCACCATAGGTAGGCATTGAACACCTTCTCCGACAGCCAGAGCCTAAGCCTCTTCACGGTGCCATCTCCGCGTCCCCCTTTCTCTACCTTCGCCGTCTGGGGTGAACCTGACCTTAGGTACATCAAGGGTACGACAGGGCGGCACTACGGTGTCAAATTTCCGTCAGGGGGGTATTACAGAAGGGTATTGAGGGGGTACCACGGTACGGTACCCCCCTGGGGTATAAAATAAAATAAGGTGGTGAGCTTATTTTCGTTAGCAGTTCCGGGGAGTTACAACGCCCCGTATTTCCTGTTCCAGTTGCAGACGTAGGCCTGGACCCGATTTTCCCATGCGAAGTACTCCTCCCGCGCTGGGCCTCGCACCTCCTTTCGGCGTACGTTGCGGGTATTGATAGCCTGGCACAAGAGCATATTCTTAACGTGCTTCTTTTTGAGCTTGGGGAGGGATATGCCCATGTAGTCAGCGATGGCCTGAAGGCCGCAAAACTCCACTTGGGGGCGTACCTCTGACCAGTCGCTCATCGGTTAGGGGCCCTCCAGACTATGCCGGTAATGTGCATTAGGGTGAGAGCCATACTCGCCCTGGTATCCATGAACACCTGATCGATACCGTCCTTCTTGAGCGGTATGGGGGGCCGATCGGGCACGAAGCATGAGAAGAACACCGGCGCTCGGGCGCCGTTCTCCGATACCCATTGCCAGTCCATACGGTAGACGTACCCTTCCGCGAACGATTCTCCCTTGCCCTGGGACAGGTCGAAGGCCTCGCTCATGAGCCAGAGTCGGTCTTTCGGATCCACCCACATCCTGGTACCCATTGGGGACCGAACACGCTCCAATTTCATACTCTCCGCTCCCTTCTCCTTTGGTTCCCTCTTCTTCCGTGGCCGGGTTGTGGTATACATCCTGGGCCTTTTGTGCCGAAGCACCTCTTTTTGCGTCATCGGAGCCTCCGGAGGTGTCTGAGTACCCGTTTCTCGATAAAACGCCGAAATGGGGCCGTCACGGCCCTCCAGGGGTCCTTTTTGGCCATTCCCAAGGCCCTCCTTGCCGCATCGCCGCGGTCCTTTGCCAGATCCCACCAGGAGGCCCTGGCGTACCATGCCAGTAGGGGTATCCGGTCGGAGATCTTGAGCTCGAGGATCTGCCGTACCTCCGCGTGCCGGAGGTCCTCGGGTACGGGCTTGACCGGGCTCGCGTTGTCGATATACACCTCCCCTGTCTCTTCGTCGTACCGGACCTTGGTGCTCATTAGTTGGTCCCCCTCTCCGGCCACGGTGTCATGGTGACCACCACGCCAGGCATCTCCTTGTTTTGCGTCCAGGTGTCCCTCAGTCCCATGACCTCCTTCCAGCCGTCCTTGGGCAGGATCCCCGCATCGACCAGGGCGTCCAGGATGAACTTCTTGGCCGCCACGATGTTGTCCGGATCCCGGCGCTTGTTTGTCTCTTGCCAGGAGAACGTGAACCAGGCCTTCTTCATGGGCTTGATCCCCTGGCTCTTGATCATGAGCACGATGTCTGCCTCAATCTTCCTCTTCATAGTGTTGTAGGCGTGCTTGCCAGAGCCCTTCGCCTTGGCCATCTCGTTGAACCCAGGCAATCGCATGGTCACGCTCAGTACCTGCTTCATGGCAGGGGCACCTCTTCCAGCTTAACCTCGATGGGCTCCGGATCCGCGGCATGGTGGCCGTTGTGGTTACAGAGGAAGAGCATCCGGACGGTGTCGAACGGCCAGAGCTCGTAGTCCGTGGCGATGTGCTCCAGAACGTCCCGGACAATGATCCGCATCCTGTCCCTGCCGATGTCCTTCTTGCCCTGGAGTTCGAGCGCCTTCAGGGCACTCTTGATGTACACCTCCTGCTTCAGCTCACTTCTCTTTGACTCCATGTTGCCACCCCCCTCTTGGCTATGCGTTTTTTACGGCTTCGACGTTCGCCTCGACCAGGTCTGCCTTGTCCAACTTGTCCAGGTGCGTGAGTTCGATCAGGGTCCGGATCTCCGGGCCGGCCAGGGGATCTACTACACCCGCGCTGGAGGCCAGGGCGAAGAGCACTTCAAACCTCTCGGCCTTCTCTTTGCCGGTGGGTTTGTCCATCCGGAGGTATCGAAGCTCGTGCCCTTCGAGCGTCTTGACCTTCTCCCCCATCTCCACAGCCCAGTCCTCCACCACGTCATACAGGAACTGGGCCACCGCCCAGACCGCGGGTTTGAAGAGTTTGAGCAACATCTCTGCCAAAAAGTCCAGTCCGATCGCTGCGAGCGTTGTGGTCAAGCTCATACCTCGTCTCCTCTCGTCCTCTTTACGGGTTCGCTGAGATCCAGCTTGAACCCCAGCGTCCTCTCGGTGTGCCGCTTCCACTCTGCTACCCACTCCTCGGTGGGGTATTCATCCGGATGGATCGCGTTATCCCTTCTCCATCCCTCGAGCTTCTGGCTGAACTCATCCTCCTCGCTCCAGCCGGTACCCTCGGAGACAATCTGGATGTGCTCTCTCAGGTCAGCTGGCTTGGGGGTGTGCTTACAGGTGGTGGCCATGGAGTCGAGCGCTGCGAACACCCGCTTCTGGGGGTGGTCCTTGGCCACCTGGTAGAAATACTCGTAGGCGGTGGGGTTCAGGGGTTTGGTGGTGAACATCTCTACGATGTCCTCCAGCTTTCTACTGAAGTGATTTCTGTCGAGCATCTTCGAGCTCCCTTCTTTCCTGCTGCTTCAGCCAGTCGGCCCGGTTCTTGGCTCGGATCCGCTGGGCCTTCAGGGCCTCTGGATCTATGCGGCTTGCAGCTGCCATCTTCGGAGCGGCCTGGAGGTAAGAGGCGAACTTCTGAGAACCGAACAGGGTGGAGGGTCTGTAGTACTTGGGATGTTCCAGGAAGTACGGATCCATCTTCTGTCCTTCGATCACCAGGATACAGTCCTGGACGGTATACCCTTCGCGCAATCTGGCGATGATGGGTTTGAGGGTACCGTCTGCTGGCCTGTACTGAGCTCCGATCGATTGGTTCAGGTATTCCAGTACCTCCCTGGCCTGGTTCTGGGTATCATCTTTCGGGGGTACCAGGGCGAGCGCCGTACCCCCCGAACTCGACATATCTGTTCCTTCTTTTTCTATCTTTGCATCTGCAACTGCAACTGCAACTGCAAAGGGGGGCGTAACATCGCCGTAACATTGGTCCTTCCCCCTTTTGCGCTGCATTCGTAACTTACTGCCCTCACTCAACAAAAACTCCTTGTGCATCCTCCTGTTTTCGAGCGTCACATTGCCGTCACACCGCGTCACATTTGCGAACATTTGCGTCACAGCCTCTTTCAGGAAGAGCTCGGCCTCGGGTACCGTACAGGTGAGTACCAGGTTCAGCTTGTCCTCTGGTATGGTGATGATACCCCTCTCTGGCTCGAGCCACATCATGGATAACACGTCAATCCATATCCCCCTGGTACTGGCAGAACACATCCTCACCCTGGTGTCGGTGAGCCAATCCCTGGCGTACCAAAGAAACGCCGGTGCTCTCTGTTTCCTCCTCTGGAGCTTGTCGCTCATTCGCCCCCCCCATTTGGTGGTCTTAAGTCCCCCTGTGGCACCCAGTATGCTGGTCGTTTGTGACCCCCTTTTTCATTCCAGTACTCTTGCCTTCCTGCCTCCTTTCCATACACCCAGCCTACAATCCTGATCGACGGGAACTCGTCCCTGTCCACGATCACCAGATAAAATTGCTTGTCTGGTTTTTCCTTGATGTCTGAATCGTGCATAACCAAACAGCCGTTTTTGTGGTGGGTGGTGCGAACCTCGTGGCCCCCCACATCTCCCTCCGTTTCCAGCTGCCCAGGAGTGCCGCTCCACCAGACACCGTGTGCCTTGGCAAATGCAGCCTCTCCTATTGCGCCCATCACCTCATATCCCCACTCCTCTGGCCCAAAGGCGAGATTCCATCGATGTTTGGACCCCTTGTACATCTTGTGAATCTTACGCTTTATTCCCATAATGCAAGCCATCTCAATTTCCGACCACGTCATTTTAATGTTCACGCCCCCCCCCTTCGATCTGCGATACCCAATGACCCCCTGTCACTTGCGAATTGTCCTCAACCCAATCGCTAACGGCAGCCATACAGAGGTCGCAGTATGCCCACCCACACCAATAGACAACATCCCAATAATCGAAACAGTTGCCGCACCCGTGGCATTTGACCTTTCCGTGGCTTGCTACCTTGAATGTCATCGTGACCCCCTGTCACTGTGCTTTCAGACGTTTTCCTCGATGAAGTCCATCAATAGACGTATCACGGCAACGGCTCTGTCCATGTCCTCACGCCATTCTAGTGGGTTCATTCTTGCGAGTTGTTCGGGTGATTTGTCTGCCAACTTCTCTAAGAATTTAACCATCTTCTCTCCCTCCTCGGTCACATCTGGTTCGCCATCGTGCGGCGAGGCCGTTTTCCACTGGTCATACCCACCAAATCCGTTCATTTGCCTCCCCCTTTCAGGTCGTATTCCCATCTGATCTTGTCTGCCGTTGTCTGCATTTTGTTGCGTTTTCGGGTGTTCCACCCTGTAGTTGACACAGAACTTCTTTGCGTTGGTTTCCACCCTGCTGCCGCATAGATTGTCCCGGTGTGTACCTCAGTGTCTTGGTAGGAGATGAGTTTCGTGAGTTGCGGCCATCTCTTCACCAACAACAACCGCATTACCTTGAGCATTCTGGATGCTGTGTTCTGTGGGGCATCTGGTGCGATTGCTAACCGGCGTAACTCTATATAGTCCTTGCCGTTCAACATCCTTGCTATCGGGTCGGTCCAGATTGCCGTGGCGTACCATCTGTTTTCATATTCCGCACCGAAACAGATAGCATGACCCGATCTAGAGATGTTCGATTTTGAAACAAGGGGGAGTCTGGAGTGCCACAATTCATTCAATTCAATGGCAAGATCTATGTTGATCTTATGGATGGCAAGATGGAGCGGAGAGATGGGAATCGAACCCTCACCTTCCGTTGGGAACAACGGATGTACTACCCTTATACTATCTCCGCTCAAAATCAACATGACCTCCCCTCACATGTCCTTGTAAGAAATTAAGAAATAATGGGTACTTTTTCTTACAAAGTAGGCGTGACCCCCTGTCACTACGCCGCCTTTGACCTGTAGGCCGCTGGTCTACACCATTTTTTTGCTAATCTTTTCCACTCCCTCGGGTGATCTGCCGGTTGGTAGAGTTGAGCAAACGGCAGGAACCCCATCCCGTACACCATCCCGAGCCTTGCCTCGGCATCTTCTATGCTCTCCCCGTTGTACCCGATAAGGACAAAACACCGTTTTTTGTTGATAGGCATATGGGCGGTCATATCTGCTACTCGCTGGAGGGGCCTCTCACACCCCTCGGAATCACAGGCAAACCACATCTCATCGAGTCGAATAGACTCAACCAATTCCAAGTGCCAATCCTTGAGTAGTCGGGCATCTAACCCACCGGCAAACTTGATGCGCTTCGGCTGTCTTTTCAGCATCTCGAACACCGCCTCAATGTGCTTGCGGGAACAGGCCAGGAGGTTGTTATCCTGTACGATCCAACCGTCCTGAATAGGGATCTCCCTGATAGGCCCCTCTCTCTTCGGGACGAAGCAGAACGGGCACTTACGGGGGCAACCCCTGGACGTGATGGTCACGCCCTCCTTGAGATACCGGCCAGGGACGAAGCTGCCACCCTGGTTGTCGAATGCTGGCCCCCCAATCCGCACGTCCTTGTAGAAGTCTGACCATTGCCGAAATAGCCGTTTGCCCTCTTCGATGTCCCATGTGAAGGTGACAGAGATGTGGACAGGCTGGTCTACAGGCTGGAACAGGGGCGGGTTCCCCACAAAGGCCAGTTCATCGGTAGGGGTCCAAGTGGTTTTTCTTGGGAAAACCCTAATCATCTGCATCGTGACCTCCCCTCACCATCCCCTAGCCGCAAGGTACTGGGGCAGAATCTGGGCCAACCTGGAAGCCCGTAGGGCCTCGGCCTGATCTGACGCATGGAAGACAACCCAGTGGTCGTACCATGCGAGTGCGGCGGCATCCAGATCAGCAAGCTGGGTTGCAAGCATCTCGTCCGAACTGGGCACATAAAACT